GAAGCAGCGATTGACTGCTTACAGGCAAGACCTGAGCCTAAATAGGTGTAGGACGTGCCTTGGTTGACGGTACTAGAGCCAGGGGGGACAGGAGTACCACCAACTACATCAGCACACATTGTCGTGCCTTCGGAGATTAATTGAGCCATCTGCCAGTAGTTAGTGCCCCAGGTAACTGTGCCTGGAACGATGACACCACCTTGGGTAATGGCATGTTTGTATATGGGAGTTCCTGCTTGGGTGACACCAGGAGTCAGGAGCAGCAAGAGACTAAGCCACATAAGACAAATAGCCCCAGGCAGATTGGCTATGCCTACTAGAGTAAAGAAGGTTTTATTCATTTTCTTAAGATTTTTCTGATCTGAGAAAGGTAAAACCGAGCGACGGCCCGGTTGTACTGGTATCTGGTTTGGGCTTTGGGAGGAAAGCCAGGGATTGAGACTTGTTTCATGAGAAGACACGTTTACGCCAGTGACCTTTCTCTTCTATTAGTTCTTGGTATCCGTTGTAGACAGGACGACCTCGATCAGTTTCACGAAAGATGCCAGTGGAAACGTATTGATCGAAAGCAACGCAAATAGCACGGGCTTCTATGCAATAGGGGGAAGATTTACAGGTATCGCAGGGGGCTTTGCCCTGCATGAATTCGTACGGATTTTCTTGTTTTAGTAGTTTGTTCACTTTTCTTGCTCCAGAAAAAAGGTAAAAAAAAAGAGAAGGGGGGCGAACCCCCCAACTCATAAACGACTTAACTAAACAGCATGCCTTTTGCCCACTTGTAGACAACGGCTATGCCGGCCAAACCAATCAACGCACCACCGATCGCAGTGATCGCGGCAGTTCCATCAGCCGTAAGCGAAGCGACTTCTGTAGACACGTCAACAGCAGCGAATACGGACACGGGCATAAGACCAAGCACAACTAAGGTAATTTTCTTGAACATGGGAAGGTTTCCAAATAAAGGGTCAGTTAGGGGGAGGGTTTTTCGGTGTGACCCATTCACCGAAAAATTATTAATAAAGCCGAAAAAATGGTCATGAAATACACGGTTGCAGGATCGATCATCGAATTACTCCAAACGTGGCTAGACACCATCTAAATAACCAGGCCATGCCCATAACGAGAACAATGGCCGGGAGAAACTGTTGGTACTCAGCAATGCTGAGAAGGGTGGAATCCCCAATCCCGCAATTCGTGGGATCAGGGAAACACTGGGATTGAAAGACTGCACCGCAAAACGACGGGGAAGAACCGGTGCAAGTCGCAACAACATCAAACGCCATGACTAGGCTGCTTTCTTTTGCAGCGGAATCAGTCGGGGGTAACAATCCAATCGGTTAAACCGATTAACGTAAAAAGAATGACGATCCAGGGTGTAAAAACCCACGTCGTAGGGAGTGCCGTCTCGGGGGATATCAATAACGACAGGTGTCGGGTACTTAGAGCCTTCGGTGAACAAATAAGCGTCTTGAGCGCGTGAAATGTAGTGTTCGCCAGACTGGGAGGTTTTGTTTTTGCTTCGCACTTCGGCAGAAGCTATTTCGAATTTGAGTTCCATGTCTATAGTCCTATTTAATTGGTTTTCTACAAGAAGATAGGATTATAAGGCTATAGGATTATAAGGTCAAATATTTTATAGGGTTATATGTGACCTGTATCACATTTTTATAAAGGTACAGGACTGGCTTCCTATAAAATGATATAACAATAGAAATATATCTCTATAGGAATATAGACGTGACTAAATCAAAGAAACCAGATAGTTTGTTAAAGGTTTGGGATCGTCAAAACGACGACGAAGAGCGAAAAAGACTAGGTTTACCGCCAAACAGGGACGAAGAGAATCAAATGGAAGAAGAAAACGAAAGACCCCAGGCAGCGAAACGTTCTACGATTTCGTTGTCCTCGTTACATCACAAGAAACTTAAATTCATAGCCGTTGAGGCAGGTGAGCCATTAAACACTGTGGTTGATCGAGTTTTTGACCGCCTATTTGAGGACTTCGAAGGCATGAACAGAGATCAATTTAGGCGTTGGACCGATAAAAATCTGGTGGAGAGTTATAAAGATTTGTAACCATTTGTCTCATGATGAGACAAATGTACAGGGGGGTAGTGCCAAAATGGCACAAATGTACAGGGGGGTTTGTATCATTATGATACAAATGTACAGAGGGTAAGGCAGGGAAATCGGCAAAGATTGCACAAATGTACAGGGGGTAAAGCAGGGAAAATCGGGATAAAACCCGATTTTTTTTTGTTCAAAATGTTTTCTGTTAGTTTTGAGGCGTTTACAGTATTTGGATAGTCTTAAAAGTGTTCGGTTTCCGGACAAATGTACGGTATTACTGTAACCGTACATAGTTGGAAGAGAGAGGGCCGAGGCCGGTCCCGCCCGGGCGGGACCTGTTCGCCTTCGGCCGGTTTGGGGTCTTGGTTTGGCGCGGGGTCAGCTGCGTGACTTCGAGGGGGTATCTACCGCGATAACCGGTGTGGTTCTGTTGGTTGGTTGTTGGTTTGTCAGGAAATAAAAAACCCCTCAATGAAGAGGGGCCAGGTCGTAGGAGTTAGAGGCTCCAGAGATCTGTGTGGTGAGATCTTGGTTATCGAGTCACCGTTGAGGTAGTTTACCGTTCTTTGGCTTTTAGTTCATCAGGGAGTTCTGAGGTGGCGGGATCGAAAATAAGCCCCTCCTGGTGCCAATCTGCGGGAGCATCGACTCGCTTGGCTTCTATATACCTGGTCATGGGTATGATTTCGGCCTTCTTGGGTCTTGGAGCGGTAATGTCGATACCTATCTCCAGGAGCCCTTTCTTGATCACATACAACTGAGTGCGTTTGTAGTGTGCAGTGACATCCTCACCATTACGCCAGAGGGTGTACGCAGTCCTAAGTGATCTTGGCATCTTGTCGAGTTCGTTATCAGGTACTCGTATCCTGGTTCCTAGTTTCATTTTGGAGATGAAATCCTCGAATATTGCTTTGGGGTTATCAAGTTTTAACGGGTCTTTTGGGTCTGGTAGGTTTTTCCACTGTCTTAGGTAGTTTAAATCCATGGCTTCTAGTTTTCGGTGTCTAAAGACTAATTCACCTCGTAATAGGCCCTGGGCTTTTTTACTCAGACCTTTTTCGTGTAAGTCTCGGTGTAGTTTATGGCCTTTGGCAGTGAGTTCTTTGGCTTTGTTGTAGAACTTCATCGACCAGTGCTTAGAGTGTTTGCCGAAATAGACAGTACCTTGTTCGTATACCGATCTACCTTTATAGGCTACCTGGGCGTTTACTTGGGTGCCTTTTAGCCAGGCATCTACTGCGATGTTTGATCCCATGTCCCAAGATTCTGTGATATCGACCCTTTTGATCTTAATCAGACCATCTTCCCAGGTCTTTTTATCCCAAATAGTAGGTGTCAGCCCTAATTCTGGAATTTTCACCAGATGATTAATCATCCGATGGATAAGGGTATGGATATCGCCTGTTCCGAAGATGTTATGACCCTGGAAATACTTAACGAAATTGCCCTCTATGGTGAGGGAGTGCAGGGGGCCTGCAGGGCATATAGGTCGGATGGGTCGAGCGAGAGTCTTGATTTGTATCCGGGCGTCGTGGGAGCCTACAAGACCTAGAGCGCGTACTAAATCCCACTTAACCTCACCGTGTCTATCTAGGGTGATTAAATGGTCGCCGGAGATGGAAAAGGAGTGGGTGCAAAAGAGTTCTACTTTCAGCCAATCGATCATGAACGTTCCTCTAAAACGGTGTCATCGGTTGGCCGGTTATTATGCCTATCATCCGAAATCGTGTCATCAAAGTATTTGTATTTTCCAGACATCCAACCAAGACAGAACTCGCGTTTAACGTCTAATGGGCTGCCGTCACGGGTGATACATCTGCAGACGTTGGTGTGTTTGTTATGAATACATCCCGCCGGTTTGGGTGCCCTGGCAGGTTGCATGAGTTCGTCGTATCTGGGGGCAGTCCAAGGCTGTCCTTCGACCCGTGGAACGTACTGACTTAGGTACGAGACTAGGGCCCGGTTTGTTTGAGCGGGAGAGGTCCTGGGGGTTTCGGGGCCACCGGTATTGATAACCACGTTTTCCGATATGGGAGTGTCCTCTACTCCCCCCAGGTTCGCCAAAACATCGACTGCGTACCAACCGCTGCCGATGAATACAAGCAGTCCTATCGGAGCAAATAGGAGCCACTTGGGAAACTTCTTTTCTACGTTATGTACGGTTGCTGATTTGTATAACTCCCAGATTTTTTTATCGAATTTATATATTTCAGTCTGGGCACGATGTAAATCCATCTTATCTTTGGGATCAAATGCCTCGTTATTCTTATGGACTACGGATGCCTCCATGCCCATCTTTCTTTTTAGGTGATAGTGCCAATTAACACGACCCCGAACGTAGATATCCACGTCAGTGGGGTATTGGGTAATCAGAAAGATATCTAGACCACGGTGCCGGTGAGTTGATAACGGAATGTAGTGGGGGAGTTTCTCGTTACCGACCTTAAGACGAGGGAATATCGTGTGGCACTCGTCAATGATGATGACAGCACCATCAGGCACAACTTCATCCCATTTTTCTGGGTCTTCTAATTCAGTCCATCCGAGTTCTGGATCAAGTTCGGGTATGCCCCAGGTGTAAATCTTCCGGTCTTGGAAGTGTTTATCTTGGGTGAGTTTCTTAAGGGAATACTGGGTTTTCCCTGATCCTGGTGTGCCTGTAACTAGGTAAAGCATTATTAGATCCCTCGAAGGGCGACTTTGGCTGACATCATCGAAACTCGAACCCCAT